TATCCTAAAGATATTGTATCAGGTGGCACAGGTATCTACTACTCTGCGGATAACATCTTCATCATAGGTAGACAGCAGGAGAAGCAAGGCGCTGATGTAGTAGGCTACAACTTCATCATCAATGTTGAAAAGTCTAGGTTTGTCAGAGAGAAATCAAAGATCCCTGTCGAGGTGAAATTTGATGGTGGTATCAGCAAGTGGTCAGGTTTGTTGGACATGGCGTTAGAGTCAGGTCACGTTGTCAAGCCTAGCAATGGATGGTATCAGATTGCAAGAGACGGCGCTGAAAGCAAGAAGTATAGAACTAAGGAAACTTATAGCAAAGACTTCTGGCTTCCTGTATTGACTGATTCTTCGTTTAGTGCTTGGATTGAGAGGCGATACTTAATCTCAGGTAGTGATATAATGACGGATGAAGTAAGTGCGGACGATATCAATAATGCATACAACATAAATGTGGAGATGGAAAATGAAGGACAGGTTTGATTTAGAACAGCACATCATGGAGTGTTGGAACGTCACCTCTGATGTTGATATGTTGTTAGAGGCTATTCTAGATAGTCCTAGATTTTCTGATATGCCCGCAGAGTATTCAGATCGTATTGCCAACATGCTGTTGGGAATGAAGGAGCTGTATGAAATGCGATTTGAGAGACTGTGGTCTACATTTGAAGATTGCATCACAACAGAGTTTAGTCCTGCAACGGACTCTGTGATGGATGCACACGATACTTTAGTTTCACGGTCGAAACTGTATTACGATGAGGGAGACGATGTTCCACTGATGGAGGCAGATAATGCACTGTGACCGTTGCGGTAATGAAATACTTGCAGATGATCCTGCAATGTGTTTTAATAATGACATTGAAGACGCTCGCACATATTTGTGCGAACCTTGCATTGAACAGATAAAAGAGCAGTGGGCATATGAGAATAGAGACACAGATTTTAGCGAATCTGATTGACAATGAAGAGTATGTTAGGAAAGTCATTCCTTTCATGCGCGACGAATACTTTAGTGATATGGAGCATCGAAAGATATTCCAGACTATCGCAGAGTATGTAGAGAAATACAATGGCACACCGACAAAAGGTGCGCTGCTAATTGCCCTGCAAGATAACAAATCGGTGTCTGAAGATATCTATTTGAAATGTGAGTCTACAATCAATGGACTTCAAGTTGATCGTGAAGCTGACATGGCTTGGCTCTTGGATCAGAGTGAAAAGTTTTGTAAAGACAAAGCGATCTACAATGCTATCATGGACAGCATTCAAATTATCGATGGTACAAACAAAGAGATGGGTCCTGATGCATTACCTAGCTTGCTTCAACAGGCATTGCAAGTAGGCTTTGACACAAACGTAGGTCATGACTACATTGAAAATGCTGATGATCGATATGATTTCTATCATAGGCTGGAGGAGAAAGTTCCTTTTGACTTAGAGTACTTCAACAAGATCACTGAGGGTGGGTTATCTAATAAGACGTTAAACGTAGCACTTGCAGGCACTGGTGTGGGTAAGTCATTGTTCATGTGTCATATGGCAGCGGCTGCAATCTCGGCAAGCAAGAACGTACTTTACATTACATTAGAAATGGCAGAAGAAAGAATCGCTGAACGTATCGATGCGAACATGATGAACATCCCGATTCAGGATCTCAAAGATATGCCGAAGAAAATGTTCGATGATCGAATCAGTAAGATTAGCGGTAAGATCGATGGGCGTTTAGTGATCAAAGAATACCCTACTGCATCAGCACACGCAGGGCACTTCAAGGCTTTACTTAATGAGTTAAAGATCAAGCGAAATTTCACGCCTGATATAATCTTTATTGACTATCTGAATATCTGCGCGAGTAGTAGGTTCAGAGCGGGTACTGCTGCGAACAGCTATACTATCATCAAATCGATTGCTGAAGAGCTTAGAGGGCTTGCTGTAGAGGCGAATGTGCCTATAGTGACTGCTACACAGACTACACGCAGCGGTTACGCTAATAGTGACGTGGAACTGACAGATACATCTGAATCATTCGGATTGCCTGCTACTGCTGACTTGATGTTCGCTCTGATAAGCACTGAAGAATTGGAGCAGATGAATCAGTTAATGGTCAAGCAATTGAAGAATCGATACAGCGATCCTACGACAAACAAGCGGTTCATGCTAGGCATTGATAGAGGAAAAATGCGACTGTATGACTTAGATGAATCGGTTCAACAGACAATACATGACTCTGGTCAGCCTGATCCAGGTCCTGCTTTTGACAAAGGCGCATTCGGAAGTCGGTTAGGCGATTTTTCGAGTATCAAAGTTTAGCAGTTATAAATACAGTCATGATTAAACTTTATGCATTCATTTTAATATTCGGCTTACTCGGTACCGTCGGCTTCGGCGTGTATCGGGAGTACAATGATATGAAACAACGCATTGAAACTCTACGCGAGAACAATGTGAAGCTGAAGATTGTTGCCGAAGAAAATCAAAAAGCATTAGAGCAAGCGCAGGAATTCGCTGTTGAAATGGGTGAGCGTAATTCTGAATTGCAAGTGAATTTACAAGAAGCTGAAGTATATACTGATAAACTTCGAGGCAAACTACAACGGCATGATCTCTCACTACTCAGTCTGAAGAAGCCTGGGATGATTGAAAAGCGAGTCAACAACGCTACAAAGAAGGTATGGGATGACATTGAAACTATCAGCGGCGCTGTTTCTACTACTACCAGTAATTAGCGGCTGCTCACTTCTAAATAGACAACCACCTGAACCAGAGGTTGTCATCCAGACTAAGTTTGTCGAGAACAAGATTCCTCTACAAGTTTCTCCTAAGCCAGTAGATCTTAATCACCCACAAATCTATGTGGTGACTGAAGAAAACTGGGACGAATTCCTAAAAACATATAAGAAAGATAACGGACAAGAGTGGGTGTTCTACGCCTTCAGTGTAAGATCGTATGAAACTCTGGCTCTGAATATTGCCGAGATCCGACGATATATGGAACAGCAAAAATCGATCATAGCATACTACGAAGGTGCAATTGAACGCAAACCAAAAGAAACTGAAACAATAGAGGAGAAGCAATAATGGAATTCATCGTCGATCAATTAGTAACATGGTGGCAATTCACCATCGCAGGAGTCCTGATTTTAACGGGCTGGGTTATCAACTTATTTGGTGTTGATCAAGAAGAAGATATTGTAGGGTTATCATTTAAAGAAATGCCTAGTATGAAACCTGTCACAATTGAGACAGCAGGTAAAGGATTCTGGGGTGCGATTAAGCTATGGCTTCTTGGTACTCGCAAGTGGGAAATTGCTAAAGACTGGAACTTCTCAGTCAACGGTGAAAACTATGTAGTGCCTAAGGGCTTCGTATTCGACGGTGCCTCTGTTCCCAAGTTTCTAGCATCTTGGTTGTCACCCACAGGCGTGTTGCTCATAGGCGGCTTAGTGCATGACTATGTTTACAAATACACCGTGCTTCTGAAGAAAGGTAAGAAAGAAACTTCTGCGCCAATGACACAGAAAGAGGCTGACGCGCTGTTCCGTGACATCGGTATTGAACAGAATGGATTTCACTTCCTGAACAATCTTGCATATTGGGCACTGCGAATCGGCGGCTTCGCTGCATGGAACGGACATCGAAAGGTAAACTCTCAAATTTTATAAATAGTTAAACTATTTTAGGAGAGTAGCATGTCAGAAGAAACACAAGTCACAGTAGATAAAGCAGTCGCCGATAAGATTGATATTAATGGCGACGGACATATTTCTGCTGAAGAGTATGCGCTAGATTTAGACGCCAAGAAAAAGCGGCTAGAAGACGAAGACGCACAACGGGATGCGATGCGTAAGATGACTTGGTTCGCTCTATTTGGCATGCTACTCTACCCATTCGGCATCTTCTGCACCTCACTGTTCGGCCTAGATTCTGCGGCTAAGATCATAGGTGACATAGCACCTACCTACTTTGTTGCTATTGCAGCATTAGTCTCCGCATTCTTCGGTGCGAATGCATATCAAAACGGTAAAAACTAATGTCTACGTTTCTATTTGGTGACGATTGGAGAGTACACCTTGCGAGAGGTAAACTCCGCAATGCCATCCACATTCACAAATTTGCCGGAAACACTGCTCCGGCAAATGGCGTAGAAGAAACTGTTTGGGACGGTTCTTCTTTATATCCGTGGGCTACTACATGGGATCTCGGTGCCGCAAATGTATATCTCAAATCAGATGATGCAGATGATGCGGGCATTACACTCTTTATTGAGGGTCTTGATGCAGACTTCAATGTACAATCAGAGACAGTCACCCTTGACGCTACTGACCCAACAA